TATGAGGTCAGGATGAGCGTTATCAACGCCACGCCACCGGTCACTAAATCGCCGGCCCCCAAGTTGCCGCCCCAGATTGCTACCGTAGCTGACACAATCATTGCCACCCCGAGGGTGAACGCTGCGAAAATGTAGCGCCGCCGTATCCGCCAGTTAGGGTTAGCCCTCATGACAGTATGGCAACTAACGGGCTGATCACAGCTGCGAGGAATCCAAAGATGCCGATTACCTGCCACATTCGGCGCTCCAACGCCCTAATCCGCAACTCATGATCGTCAATCTTTGCTTCACTGTCGGGCAGTGAGTTCGCAATTTTCTCCAACAGGCGGCCCTGCCGTTGGACCTCTAAATATATGTCCCGCATAGATACCTTGACCGTTGCCGTTTCCAAGTTGTCGTCACTCATAGCGACCCCTCATTCAGTTTGCGCTGAATTGTAGACCAAGTGCCACGCCCCCACACACCATCCGGGGTGACACCAATACGCTCCTGCACAGCCTTCCGAGTAACCACATCAAGCTTGCCGGTCCGAGGCGTTCCCACCCATGTCTGAATCGCCCGGTAGCTCATAGGCCCGGCCACACCATCCACGCGACCCTCATAGAAGTGTTGCTCCTGCAACCAGGTCTGCCACTGTTTCCAAGTTGCGCGATCTTCACGCCCAGACACTGTCAGCGTTGACACAGCTGCGTTGCCATTTAGGTAAGGGGTCGGGTCAACATCCGTTCCCCAGGTTGCACGCTTGCGAACCTCAAAATGTAGGTGAACCCCGGTGCTTGCCCCGGTAGTCCCCGAAGTGTAAATGAAAGTCCCAGCCTCCACACGCTGACCAACCCGGAGCCCAGTCTTGTGAGCCCCATGATAGTAAGCCGTATGAACTTCCCCATGGTCAATGATGACAGTGTGACCGCCACCCTTAGGGCTCCACCCAATGTGAGCCACAACGCCAGGTCCAGCAGAAGTTACCGGAAAAGTGCCTGCAACATCAAGGCCGCGGTGCTTGCGATAACCGCCGAAGGGATGATTCCGCATCCCATACTTGCCGTTAGGGTTGATGCTGAAGCCGTCAGGCCACGGCTTAGATAGCCTCATGACACTACGCCTGCAAACCGAAAGCAGCCTGCACTTCATCAACCGTCAAACCCAGCTCCCGAAGCTTGCTTATAGCCGACTCGCGTGCATCAATCTTCGCCTGTGCCTCAGCAACAATTTGAGCCTGCACTGTGGGCCAAAGTTTTGTCAACTCGGCTTCCGTAGGTGGTTGGCCCTCGGACAGCCAAATCAAACCGGCATAATCATCACCGTTCAAAGTCCACTGGGCACCCTCAAACTTGCGGGAAAGAATTGCAGAAATATCCATTAGCCTGCGACCTCCATGAGAATAATTGATGATGCGGCTCGCGGCACCGCGGTAGAATCAGTATCAGTCGCAGTCCTGTTTATGTGTCCAGTTCCTGCGTTCACCCGCATGGTTACTTTGTAAGTCAAAGCTGAAGTAGATGCGGGACTATCAACAAAGTTAATTAGAGCGTTATCTAGTCGTAAAGAACTGCTAGAAGCGGCTGATGCGGAAACACGATACCTGGTGCCGGCAGCATCACCCTGAAAAACCTGAGTCGCACCGCGAAACAAACGGAAAAAAGGTATGTTCGTACCTTCTTCATTACCGCTTGAAATCTGACATAAAACAACCACTCGGTTGCTTGTGGACCGTGGCGTGATGGTCGCGCTCAAACCGGTAACGTCAACATCTGTTGTGCTCGATGTAGAAAAAGTGTCAGTTTTAGAGGTACTCACAACTTGTAGAATGCTTCCCGCCCCAAGAGTTGCCCCGCTCGCCGCTGCAACCCAAGCCGAACCGTCATATACAGTAAGCGCATTAGAATCGTTGAGATATGCCACCATTCCCTCGGTGGGTGTTGGAATTGCTGAACCACGCGCAGCCGTACCAGCAAACGACATAACGGACTGATCCATCAGGTTTTCATTAACCGCCGCGGCAGTTAAAATCTCACCCGCGACAAAAACTTTTCTAGGCACAATACTCCTCAGTTAGAAGCCAAGAACTCCGGCATCATCATCCAGTTTACCAAACACAGCGCTATCAAGAATGAAGAACTCGAACGGTAGCGCTTCGAACGAAAACGACACAAAATGGTTATCCGGATCAATGTCATGCGATATACCGATGACACGGTTCCTGATGGCAATCTCCGGCCCGATACGGTTCGGTGTGAAAATCACGTCAGCCTGGTCACCCAACTCCAACGACAACACATCAGACCGTTGCCCCGTGTCGAGCGCCCGCATGTTCACCCTGACTCGCTCAATACGATACTCGGGCTGGTTGTACCGGCTGACAATGTAATCCGCCAACCCCTGCAGTGACCCCGAGGCGAGCAACGAACTTACCGTTTTAGTCGTCACACCATAAGTGACCTGCGATGTGGCGTCGCTCGCCGTAGCAGTCCCCTCAGTCGAGGTCACAATGGCGTTATTCACGAGCAACTCGGCACCATAAACAATCTGAATGTCATCGTAGGGGATACCGTTGCCTGCGTCGGTGAACGTCACAGCACCCGTCACGGGAGAGAACAGGCGCTCCCGGAAACCGAACTTCCCATCCTTCGTCATGAAAATAAGCCCGGACTCGGACTCCTCAACCTGCTGCAAATACGTGAGTGCGTTGCCGTCAAACTCGCCAGCAGCTAAAGTCGCGTTCCCATCCTCAATGTCGCGCTCCAACGTAGGCCAAGGGATAATCGCCTCGTCCAACACCCGTTCAATACGCGCCCCCGACAGCTCCTGCACTGCGGAACCTTCAGCAATCTCACGAGCAAACAATGAGAACGCATCCGACGCTTGAATCGAAGCAACCGAACGCCCGCCCAAGCTGTAAGTGAAATCCCAGTCATCAATCACACCAGTAAACACTGCGGAACCGTCAGCGGAAACACGCACCGGCTTCCGAGGGACCGTATATGAGAGCAAATCAGAGTCACTGTTCAGCGGGTCGAACCTGCGGTTCTCATTATTGAACGAAACACTCAACTGTCCCGCGTTAGTGCGTTCCAGGTCACGCGATCTACCCCGCCCTGTAGAAACCCCAACAAGAGCGTTGGACACGTCAAGGAACTCTATGTCACCGTCGAGCACGTTTTGGTCGAGGACACCTAAATCCTGTGAGTCAAGGGTGAATCCCGTGAAAGCCCCAAGCTCAACCATCACAGTCATCAGCCAAGACCCCTAGTGGTCACAGTGAACAGCCAAGTGTTAGCGGCAACCTTTACGCACATCCCGGCAGACTGTGCCCCGTTCAAAACACGCAACCCTCCCAAAGCGTTCACCGTAACACCAATGGACCCGGCAATCGTGACAGCGCCAGTGTTGATGTTTGTCACATAAATGATGGTCCCAATCGGGAAATTGACCAGCAACTCTAACGGCACTGTGAAGGTTCTTGCAGAAGTGTTGCTCATCGTCAACATCTTGCCCGCATCGCTCAAAGCAAAAGTGTAGTCAGCGGTTTTCGCATCAACCCCTGTGACCGCTACACCCCCTGCCGGGCCTTCAGGTCCTTGTGGCCCCGTTTCTCCTGTGGGGCCTGCCGGACCGGTAGCACCCTCTGGGCCTGTGGCCCCGGTAGCGCCAGTGTCACCCTGAACGCCCTGAGGTCCCTGAGGACCCGTTGCACCGGTTGGCCCAGTGTCACCGGTGTCACCTTTCAATCCTTGTGGACCTTGTGGCCCTGTCGCACCCGTGAGACCTGTTTCACCTTGGATACCCTGCGGGCCTTGAGGACCGGTGTCGCCCTGAACCCCTTGGGCGCCCTGAGGCCCGGTGTTACCCGTCAGGCCGGTTTCACCCTGCAAACCTTGCGCCCCTTGCGGGCCTGTCAAACCTGTTTCACCCTGGGGCCCGGTTGCACCTGTCGCGCCTGTCGCTCCGGTTTCCCCTTGAACACCTTGGATACCCTGTAAACCTTGCTCGCCTTGCGGACCCGCGGGACCTTCAGGGCCTTCCGCCCCTGTAGCACCGGTGGGGCCAGCCGGACCAGTTTCCCCCGCCGGCCCTGTAGCACCCGCAGGACCCTCCGCGCCAGTCAAACCCGTGTCACCCTTAACACCCTGAGGCCCTTGCGCGCCTGTAGCCCCAGCAGGACCCGTCAAACCGGTAGCCCCAGCGACACCCTCCGGACCTTGCGGACCAGGTTCACCCTGCGGACCAGCCGGGCCCGTCGCCCCTGTTTCCCCTTGCGGTCCCGCAACGGTAGAAGCGGCACCCTCCGGCCCCTGAGGGCCTGTAGCGCCCGCCGGACCTGTCAAACCAGTATCACCCTTAGCGCCGGTAGGACCGGGCTCCCCTTGCGGTCCAGCAGGCCCCTGAACCCCTTGCTCGCCCTGAGGGCCAGGCACGCTTGAAGCCGCCCCTTGAGGCCCCTGTGGACCAGCAGGCCCTTGTGGACCCTCCGGACCAACCTCCGAAGCAACAGCAATAACACTCTCAACAATGTCGGGAACAGTTACGGTTGCAACCCCTGTAGGGCTGACAACCTCAATCACATTTTCAACAGTGGTGACGTTGACAGTGGTCATCTAGTGACCTCAGGATAAATAAAGAAGTTACCCTCAATAAGCCTTGTTACAACCCCCGAAGCAGACTCCAACTCCAAATCGTAAATAAACTGTGTGTTAGGAGTTCCATCAAGCAAAGCTGTCGCATCCGCATCCAAAAGCAACTGGATCGTCCCAGCGGTCCCACCCAACGCAATCCCGGTCCCCGAAGTCAACGACACAATCGCTGTCGCACTGTCATAAGAGTCCCGCACCTGCATCCGCGCAATATAACCCGACAAGTTCACGGCAGAACCCGCAGCCGTCCAAGTCAACGAATAATCAAAAGTTGCGCCCTGATAGCACTTCAAATCTAAACGTCCAGGTGTTTGCATAATATCTCCTCAGCCTCACTACTATTCTAAGCGCTCGCGAACACTGGACCGGAAGCCCGTTCGTACTTCTTGATGAGAGAAACAATCTCCTGACCCAACTGTGCCCCGTTAGTTCCCATACCCGCGTTAACGGTGATGTTGTAGGTTGACCCGGAACTTCCACCAAGCCGATTATTCGGCGTGATAAACCCGCCAGCACCCGGCGTAAACAACTCCGGCCCACGCTCACCAACCATGTAAGAACTCATCGCCGACACAGGGCCACCAACAGCGCGAGGAGCCAAGTCAAACCTTCTCCCACCAGTAGCCAACTCTGAAGGTGTCTGACCACCTAAAGCCCTAAACCTTGTATATAGATCAATGGCGCGAGCAAGGAAC